ACAATGGAAGAAGTAAATATGGTGTGTAAAGGGAATGTTGTATTTGTTCATCTTAAAAATACTAAATATCCAGTAAAATAATATGAAAAATGCAGTAATTAAATTACTAGGAGGTTTTACATTAGAAGATATTTCTAAATATAATGCCTGTATATTAAATGAGTTTCAAAAGCAAGGAACAAGCGATATGCCATTTATTGCTTATGATGAAAGAGTTTGCCTAAAACCAGCAATTATAAAAGCAATGGAATATTTTACCAACCCTCACCAAACAACAAATCGCAGATAAGTTCGGGGTCGATATTAGTAATTTAATTATTGAATAGGTATGAGTAAAATCATGAAGAAGGCTATACATATTTATATGATTAGAATTACCCAAAAAGAATTGGAGAAGTAACCCGAAAGGGTTATTTCTTTTTATAAAAGTGTTGTATAATGTAGGAATGGAAAGTGAAAAACAAGTGCCAAAACAACTCCAACCATATATTTGGAAGAAAGGACAATCTGGGAATCCGAACGGACGTCCTAAGGGTAAAACATTAAAAGAGTTTGCTCGTGAATATCTTATGTCTCTACCAGATGATGAGAAAATAGACTACTTAGCTTCTTTGCCAACAGAGATAGTGTGGAAAATGGCTGAAGGTAACCCTGAAAATAAAACAGATCTAACAACAGGGGGGCAACCTATTATTCAAATAGCTGAAGCAATAGCGAAAAAGAATGATACTTCACCAAGCACAGAATAAAATAGCACAATCTAATTCTCGTTTTAGAGTTATAAATGCTGGTCGTAGATTTGGTAAAACAGTTCTAGCCTCCGAAGAAATTAAAGGAGTTGCACTTTATAAACAAGCAAAGATTGTATATATTGCTCCGACTATTCAACAGGCTCGGGACATCATGTGGCAACAACTAAAGTCAGAGTTGCAATCGATTACAATAAAGGCTAACGAATCAAGACTTGAATTAGAGGTTACCAACAAAGATGGTAAATCATCTTTTATTCAACTTAAAGGCTGGGAGGCTATTGAAACACTTCGAGGACAATCGTTTGACTTCATCGTATTAGACGAGGTTGCTTCTATGCGTAACTTCTGGGTAGGTTGGAATGAGGTTTTATCTCCTACATTGATTGATAGAAAAGGAAGTTGTATGTTCATTTCAACTCCAAAGGGATTTAATCACTTCTATGATTTGTATAACATGCACGAGAAGGATAAAAACTACGAGAGTTTTCACTTCACTACATACGACAATCCAAATATCCCAGTTGAAGAAATAGAACGTGAAAAATTATCAAAGCCGGAAAATACATTTGCACAAGAGTATCTCGGATCATTTAGAAAATCAGAAGGACTAGTTTACAAAGAGTTCAGACGAGACGTCCATGTTTACAATGACGATAGTGAAAAGCAACCTGCAAAAATAACAAAAAGATTTGCAGGGATAGACTTTGGAACAACAAATCCAGCAGCTATTATTACAGTATTAAAAGATTATGATAATAATTATTGGATACCAGAAGAATTTTATAAGAGAGGAAAAATAGATTCTCAGGTGGCAGAAATAGTTGCATCACAACATTTTGATGAAGTATACCCAGACCCAGAAAGTCCAAGTGCTATTGGTGAACTCACAAATCGCGGAGTTTACTGTAAGGAGGTGATAAAGAATAAAGACAGCATTAAGAATGGTATAAATAGAATAAGAGCATTATTCTTACAAAACAAACTTCATATTCACTCATCTTGTGTAAATTTGATAAATGAACTTGAAACATATTCGTACCCAGAAAGTAGATTGGGAAGAAACGAGGAAGAAAATCCAATTAAAGAAAACGATCACGCACTAGACGCACTAAGATATGCAATTTATATGGACGAGCCTATAAACTTAAGGGTTCAACTTCAGCAAGAAAGTAACATATCAAGAAACAGAGAATCAAGAAAAAGTGGCTACGAATAGCCACTTTTTTCATGTAGTATAATATACACATAGTTGTTTGTGTTCTGCCTAGTTGTGGTGCACCACTGCTGTGCTAGGTGGAACACAGATAATTAAAAAACAAATGAAAGATATATTTAAGCAAATTAGAGACGAGCGACAGGACTTTCTTCAAAATGAAATTGAGATTGTACCTGGTTATAACTTCTCACAATACAGTACAATTAAAAAAGTCCACCTTTATTTTAATGGGCATTATGAAAAAGGGGACTACGAAGAAATAAACGGAGTTTTAAGAAAAAAGATATTCCACAATATCTCTAATTGGCGTTGTGAAGTAGCAACAAAAATGATTGACATGGACGTCAAGGATTTCATGCTTGTTTCAAATAACCCAGAAACAGACTTAAACGTATATATTCTTGAAAAAGAATTGAAAGTGTGGCTTAAAAGAAATGAGATGGGGGAAATTTTAAATGAAATATCTCGACTACTTCCAGTTTATGGGTCAGTTGTATTACAAAAAACAAATAGTGGTGCAGAAATTGTAGACTTACGACATTTCTATGTTGACCAATCAGCTAAGACACTCAAAGATGCTTCTTACATAAACAAGCGTATGCTTCTTTCTCATAGAGATATGCGAAAAATGAAGAAGAAAGGATGGGAGAATGTTGATGAAGCAATACAGAACTTTAGCGGTAGGTACACACAGGGATATGATATTGCAGGAGTATCAATGAGTTCTGGTGGATCTTCTCTTTTTTATGAAGGAGCAAATGTTGGAAAGGTGCAAGTTCAAGGTGCTCCACTTGTTGAAGTGTGGGAAAGATACGGAGAAGTCCCACTATCATGGTTTACAAAAAACAAATCTGACGAAAATGAGTATGTTATGGCAAAATACTGCGTGGCAGGAATAGACCAAACAACTAAAAATGAAAACGGAGTTGTAATGCAAGAAGAAGGAGTTATTTTGTATAAAGAACAAATTGACGATATTCCTTTTAGAGAAGTCCACTACAACAAAACAGAGGGAAGATGGCTTGGTATTGGTATCGTTGAGGCTCTATTTGAAAATCAAAGACGAATTAACGAAGTTAAGAACCAACAAGCAAGGGCTAATGAGTTGGCTTCTATTCAAATATTCCAAACTCGTGATGATACTATTGCTTCTAACATTACTACAGACCTAGCAAACGGAGATATTCTTAGAGTTAAAAGTGAAATAACTCCAATCGCAACTGAAAGTAGAAACATGTCAGCACTTGTTGAGACAGCAAACGAGATTGAACAACACTCTGATAACCTTACATTCTCAAGAGATGTGATTTCAGGAGAAAACGCACCATCTTCAGCAACACTTGGAGCAGTACAACTTCAAACGCAACAAACAACTGCCGTATTTGATTACAAGAAAGAAAACATAGGATTGTTTCTTGGCTCTTTCATTAAAGACCTTGTGTTTCCACAGATTGAAAAAGACTTAAACAAAGAACATGTACTTAGATTGACTGGTACTTTTGATGAAATTCTTAAATTGCGAGATAATTACGCAACAAGAATGGCTAATGAAAAGATTGTTGATGCAGTTCTAAAAGGTGCAACAGTAAGTGAAGAAATGTATCAAGGATTCTACCAACTAGCACTTCAAGAGATAGAGACAATGGGTGATAAAATATGGACTAAGGTTAGTGTAAACTTCTTTAAGAATCTAGATTACAATGTTGATGTAGTTTCTACTGGTGAAAATAAAAATATATACTCACAGATAAATAATGGTAATGCGTTACTACAAGCAATATCAGCAGATCCAACAATACTACAAGACCCAGCAAAGAAAAAGATATTGTTTAAAGTTATGTCTGCTATGGGTTGGCATCAAAGCGAACTTGAATCTATGGACAAAGCAGAACAAGTTTTACCAGATAATCAATTAGTAAATCAGCCACAAGAGCAAATGGTATAATATGGATAAAGAAAGACACATCGATATAAATAACTTGAAGAAGTACCCAGAGTTTCACTCATTAAAGATGGAGCTTGAAGCATTTTGTGAAAGAATGGAAAGTATATCAGACATACAACTAAGGGATGATTCACGTGTAACACTTTCTGAAGAAGTTTATGGTAGAGTGTGGGCTTCAACAAAAGTTAGAGACTTACTTGCATCTCTCGGACTTGTAGATAAAAAATACAATAGTCGAGATATGACAATGGAATAATCGGTTATCGCTCCGTCCAAAAGCGTCTTATAAAGGGTATCGTTCCCATCAAAACGTCTAACCACTTATCATTTCATGGATGAAGAAAATGAATATGTTCAAGAGGATGTCGTAGAACAGGAAGAACAGACATCAGAGGAAGTAGAAGAATCTAACGAAGAAACCTTTGGAGATTCTGAAATAACTCTATCAAAAGAAGAGTTTACTAAACTAAAGCGAAAAGCGATTGCTTATGACGCTAACAAAAGTAAACCGAAAACAGAACAGCAACCAATTAGGGAGAATGACAACAGTAGTTATCTAGAAGAAGTATTCTTGGTTAAAGACCTTAGCCAAACAGAATACGAATCTTTGAAGAATGAGGCAAATGATTTAGGAGTTTCTTTTAAGAAGTTTCTATCATCTCAAACAGGTCAAACTGTACTAAATAAAATTAGACAGGAGACAAAATCTAAAGATTCAATGGAGAAACTTAATTCAAAATCACCAGTGTATAAAAAATTTACACAAGATGATTTGTCTAAAATGTCATCTTCTGAAATGGAGAAAATCCTTAGGGAATAACTAACAGCAGGTTATAACTAGGTAATTTAAAAACTTAGTATTATAACAATATGGCATCAACAACATCAGGTCTCTCGAACCTTATGAGTACCTTTTACGATAAGGTATTCCTAGAACGAGCAAAAGCAGAACTTCGACACGATTTCGGGGCAACAGTTAAGAGACATTCAATGAACATGGGTAAGAGTATCATCTTCAACCGATTGACACCACTTGCTCTTGTTACAACTGCTCTTACAGAAGCAACAAACCCTTCAGAAGTAGCTATGACTTCAACACAAGTTACAGCAACACTCGCAGAGTACGGAGCTTACACAACTATTGGTTCACTCTTCAAGATGACTTCAATCGATGAAGACTTGAAAGAACACGTAGAAGTACACGGACAAAACGCAGGAGAAAGTATTGACGCTCTTATCCGAAATGAATTGTCTGCATTCGCTACACGACAACTTGTAGCAACAACAACAGCAGTATCATCAACATCAGGTATTCACACTTCAGACGTTATCACAGGTCTTGAAATTCGTAAGGCTGTGCGAACACTCAAGCTTAACAAAGCACCACGATTCGCAGGAGCATTGTACCGAGGTATTATCGGTCCTCAAGTTGCTATGGACTTGTTTGGAGCATCAGAATGGCTTGACGCACACCGATACACTACTTCAGACGCTATCGAGCGTGGAGTAATCGGAAAACTTCACGGTGTAGAGTTCGTTGAAACAAATCAACCAACAGTTACACTTTCAGGAGGTTTCTCAACTTCAACAACTGACGTAGCAAACGTATACTCAACTTATGTCTTCGGACGAGGTGGATACGCTATGGTATCACTTGATTCATTTACATCACCAAAGATCTTCGTTAAGAACCCAGGTTCAGGAGACACATCTAACCCACTCGACTTGTTTAGTACAGTAGGATGGAAGATGCCTTTCGCAGTGAAAGGACTCAACGCAGATTGGATTGTGAAGATTATGACAGGTGCTACAAATGGTAACAGTGCAACAATCTAACTTTAATTAGTTGATAACATTAAACACCCTTTACGGGTGTTTTTGTTATTGGTATAATATAAACATGAAAAAGCTAAAACCAAAGTTTTCGCAAATAAATTATAAGGGTTTAGATATTAACATTTTAGTAGAACCAAGTTTTCTCGGGTACTCATTCCATTACGAGGGAAATAATTATGGTAGTAAAGTTCCTATCAAAACAAAATCAAAACAAGAACTCTTAGAGCTGTCGTTCGCTCTCTGTATACAAGCAATAATGTCGTACGAGGAACTATGCAAAAAATAAAAACAGAAGAATTTGAAAAAAAGTTACAGGAGT